TCCAAACGTGTACTCAGCTACCCCGGCTGAGTTTGCAATGATTCCTATCTCCACAGTCGAGCCGCCCGCCTGGTCATCGCCACCACCGAAAGGCCCTGGCGCGTAGAGATAGGTTCCGAATGAACTCTCTGCAGCGTTTGATGCGCTCGTGAAAGCCTGAGATACGCCGCAGGCGATGGAAACCGTACTGGGCAAATCCACGGCAGCAAACGTCTTGGAGGCGATCTTTCCACCACTACCGCCAGATCCATAGCCTCCGGTCGTTCCATCCTGCCCCGCTTGACCCGCACCGCACATCGTGACCTCGACCCACAGGGCGTTCGCGGGCTTCGTCCACGTGCCGCTCGACGTGAAATCCTGCGTGTTGACGGTGAGCGTGCCGCCGCCGCCGACCTCGACGCCGCCGGCGGTGGTGCCGTCGCCGATGTACAGCTTCTTGGTGTCGGTCGTGTAGATCGGCTCGCCCTGTGCGGGCGTGATCCCGGTGCGGTCGGCGTTGACGCCGCGTCGTAGCTTGAGTGCCATTAGGTGAAGGTCCCCATGTCGTTTTCGGGAAGATATGGGTTCGCGAACGTCGCGAAGTCCAGATCATTCATCGGGAACGCAAACGTTGCGTAGTCGTACACGTTGATTGCGCCGTAGTCGGTCTCGCCTTCCTCGGCGTCAAAGAATCCGTACTCGTCATCGAGCAACGGCTGCAGCAGGCTGCCGTAGTCGGTGTCGCCAGTCAGCGGCGTGTCGCAGACGCCGTCGATGGCCTGCGTGTTGAGGATCAGCCACAGGAGCGTGCCATCCTGGTTGCGGTGCGGGACCGCCAGAACGTAGGTGTTGATCGGGATGGGCTTCGGGCTAAACCCAGCCGGAAGAGTCGCCTTGGTGACGCCGTACGCCACGAACGCGCTGCCGTTCGAAAGCTCGCTGACCGACAGGCCGGTGTGCGCGTAGGTGTTGGCGGTCGTGGCGACCTGATAGCCGCCGGCGACGTTCTGCACGCGCGCCTGATACAGCGTGTACACGTACCGCGCCTGGCCAGCATTGAGCACCGTCGTGTTGGTGATCTTGAAGAGGCGCGATTCCACGCCCTCTGGCTCAGGCGATAGCCGGGCCGCTTTGTCGAGGTCCTTCTGCCTGCGGTACGTGTAGTCCGCGCGGTACATCAGTACCAAACCCCCATGAACGCCTGGTACTTCATGCTCTGGCCAAGGAAACCGTCGGGCCAGATTTCGTTGAACGCGACTGCCGTCCGCGCGTCGCGCGCCCAGCGCACGTCGGCGTAGTCGGTGCCATTCATGCGCGGGCGGCCGTCCTGGTCGGGCTGCACGATCTGACTGTGATGAAAGTACTCGTCGTACAGGTAGTCCATCACGACTTCGTAGAACTCGTGCTCCAGGTGGTTGATCGCAGCGCCATCGCAGATGAGGTTCTGCGCGCCGTACCCGAGGAAGGCGTCGCTGTTCTTCTTGCCGACGTACGCCTGCAGCACGCCTGTGAGCGCGTCGATGCCCTGACTATTCGCGTCGACCACGAACCGCAGCTTGAGCGCGACCTGTCGCACGTCGATGTCGCGCTGCTTCTGAAGGCCGGCGATGTCCGACGCCGAGATGTCGTTCGTGGCGTTCGGGCCAGTCATGGACGGGTTGTCGCGGTACATCTTCATGGACCGCGTGCGGAACGTGGGAATGACCATGCAGGGAAGCAGCAGGCATCGCGCGCCACTTTCCAGGGCGGTTGCCTCGGCGATGTTCTCCTCTTCGCGGGCGAGCCCCTTGCCGAACTTGGTCTCAAAGTATCGCGTGCTGTAGCGCACGGTCGCGGTAAGGCCCTTGCCGTTTCCGCCCATGTTCCAGTCGATGCCGCGCACCAGCGCGCCGCTCAGCCAGTCGCTGCCGCCGCCGTACTGCTCGCCGATGTTCTTGATGACCGGCGCGCCCTGCGTCACATCGTCCCACAGGATGTTCACCGGCGTGAACGGCGTGATCGGCTCTGGTTGGCTCTGCGCGTCGAGCTTGATCTTCTCGACGTGGTAGACCTCGGTGGCCGAGTGCACGTCCCAGATGTCGCCCTGCGACACCGAAGTGCTCTTGAGGTAGGCCGTGTACTCGCCGGACTGGATCATGTCGTGGTCTCCCGCATCTGACGCTGGAATGCCGCCATCTGCCTGTCGAGCTCCCGCAGCTCCTCGCGCGAGTACAGGGTACGCGCTTCCTGCTCGCTGCCAACCACCGACAGGTCGGCCTCGCGCATGATCTCATCGATGTCGCGCTGCCCGCCGAGGTTGCCAAGCGCCGCTCCGATGAACGTTCCCAACCAGCTCGCGCCCTTCTCAAGGTTGCTCGCCCAATTGGAGATGACGCTCTCGCCACCCGAGCCGAAGCCTCGAGAGAGTCCACCGAAGAATCCCGTCGGCTTAAACTGATCCTGCGGACCGGCAGCCGCCGCGATGCTCGCCGCCTGGACGGCGCTCATCGTCGTGGTCTTGCCCGTCTTAGCAAACTCAGAAAGGGTCTTGTTGGCCTCGGTCACGGTCGCGCGGAACGAATCCATGATTGCGCCCGCGAGCTTGACGGGCGCAGCGGCCGCTAACGCGATGCCGCCCGCGCCGATGGCGAGGCTGCCGGCGGTGCCGCCGAGCGCGCCGAGGCTGCCGAGCTTGCCAGCAGCGCCGCCGGCGAACGCCAGGCCCTTGCCGCCGATCCCCTGCAGCTTCTTGTTGGCGTCCTCGATCTGCTTCTTCATGCCAGACGTATTGACCGCCACGTCGACGTTCAGCGTTGGGAGTTTCATAGGAACCGGCTCACCTTCTGGCGTCGCGCCTTGCGTCCCTTGCTCATCTTGGAAATCTCAAATTCGACCTCGCGGGCAAGGTAGGGCAGCACCTTCGGACCAAACGCCTGGTGCACGATGCGCGACGCGCCCGTGCCGATGTGGTACTTGCCGCGCCCTCGATGCCGCAGACCACGTTTCCACGCGCGCCCGAGCTCGATGGTGCGCGCGCCCGTGCCCGGGTGCGTCATCCCCTTCGCCCAACTGTGCCACCCGAGCTCCGCGAAATGAGACCGCCAACCGACGCCCATCTCGTCGTACGACTTGCGGCGCGCGCGGCCGCTGCCGCCGTAGTCGCTGTAGAACTTGCCCTTTATCTTCACCGGCGGGTCGCGATATCCGACGCCTAGCCAGATGACGCCCTTCGGCCAGAACTTGATGCGGTACGCCATGTGCTTCGGGTTGAGATACCTGTCGTTGCGCTGCGAGATCAGCGCCATCTCTTCCCGCGCGAACTGCCTCAGGGCGTTCTTGGCGATGCGGATCTTCACCTTCTTCTCAAACTCGTCCAGGGCGGCACTTATCGCCTTCAGGTCGCCTGGGTCCGGTCGGAAGGTTAGATTTGGAGAGCTCATCGAGTCGCCTTCTAATGCCCTTCCAGTCCGGCACGTCAAGCTCGACGATGAGCTCAAGAACCGACCGTTCCCAAGGTGCCGCCCGTCTGTTCCGAAGGACGCGCGCGAGCAGCTGCCGCGCGTCCCGGCCTAGTCCGCGCCTTCGCTGTACAGCGCCTCGATCATGGGCACCGCCTTCGCGGCAAGCCCCGCAGGGCAGCCGCCAGCGGCCTCGATGCTGGGGAACACAGGCTGCCCGTCCTCGGTGTGGAGGTGACGGTAGAGCCCGAACTGCCGGCCGCGCTTTGGGTCCTTCGTGTTGATGTCGATGGCCTCGATCAGGTCGAGCAGCGTGGGCCGCGACAGGTGGAACGTGTGCCCGTTCCACTGGAATGGAACCGGCTCAAGCGCGAGGATGGCGCGGATGTCAGGCATCGGAAACCGTTCCGGTGAACTGCAGTTCAAACGCAACGCGCACGACATCGGCGATGGCCACGCTTGGCGTCCAGCTTGTGACGATGGCGTTGGCAGTGATCGTCGTGCTGGTGTACAGCGTGAATACGCACGCTATTTCCGCACCGGACAACGCAGCAGCCTGCAACGCAGCGACGCCAGCGTCGGCGATGTCGTAGTAGAGGTTTCCCGACGCGGTTCCGTTCGTGATACCGGCAACGTATGTGCGCGCCGTATTGCCGAGCTCAGTTACGTCCACCGTCTCGGTATTAAGCGTGACGGTCGCATCGACGATGCCAGCGACTGCGTTCGCGTCGACGGTGAAGGTAAAATCCGAAGTGTTGTGAACAGCCATCTCATGGCCTCCAATGGATCGTTGCGTTGACCGTCACCGTGGCGGGTTCCTGCTCGTCGCCGAGCCCGACGGTAGGCGGCGCGAGGGTCTTGCTTGTGATGACGATGGAATCGATGTCGACGCCTGAGTACGTCCCGGCGACGAGGGTGTCCTCGATGGCGTCGCCGATGGTCGCGGCGTCGATGCTGGTCTCGGCTATGCCCGTGACGGCGAGCTCGCCCTGCATGATGCCGCGCGAAACATCGGCGGGTGCCTGGTTGGACACTTCGTACGTGACTGCAGGCAGCGCCGTCGATTGCAAGCGGTAGCCGTGCGTGACGCGCGCGTCTGGCACGTCGATGCCGTTCACCGACAGCGTCGTGCCGGTGATGAGCATCGTTCGGACGGCTGCCTCTATGGTCGCCATCAGTCGATCTCCTCGCAGAGGATCACGGCGACGCGGTCGGCTTCATCCAGGTTGCGGATCGACTGGACGCGCAGGATGCGCCCGCGCACGTCCAGGCGGTCGACCTCGGTCAGCCCGACGCCCTGCACCGCCTGCCAGCGCGCGCGCACCTCGCACGTGCGCCGCACGGCGACGCCGTCGGCGTACTGCTGCTCGGTGGTCGAGTCGTTGCGTAGGTCGCAGCGGAACGTGCCCGCCGCGTCCCATACGTCGGTGCGCATTCCAAGCGCGTCCTGCGCATCGCTGGCGGCGAGCCGGGTGGCCACATGGGACAGGACGCCGCCGGAGATCATCGGAGCTGGCTCCTGATGGAGTACATATCCATGATGGCATCGACCGACATCGGAACCGTCTGCAGGCCGATGGGCTGCGCGGCTTCGGGATTGTTGTACCAATGCCCGACGAGCGCGATCATCGCGTGGACCAAAGGATCGGGGATGTTCGAGTACCCAACGGTGTAGGTCACCGTGATCGCGGTGCCTTCGTAGATCTCGGGGCGCTCCAGAAACCGAATCTGGTTGAGAGGCCCATCGGTCTGGTCAATCCAGTAGTCGCCCGACGGCATCGTGGTCTGAGCGTTCGTGCTGTTCTGGTAGCGCACGTGGGTGATGCCCGTGTAGGGCGCCACGGGTATGAGGCTGTCCGTCCACCAGGCGAGGTACAGCGCCTCGGTGCGCGGCTGCAGCGCAAGCCCGGTGCGCTTCTCGACGAACACCGTCGCCGTCTCCCTGAGCCTGATCAGGTCGGCGTCATCGTCGCTGTAGTCGATCTTCAGCGCGGTTTTGATTGTGCTCAGGGGGATCGACATGGAAAAGGGTCTGCCGCCTTTCGGCGGCAAACCCCACGGGGAAAGATGCGCTCACTTGAACTCGGCGTGCGCGAAGGGGCGGTAGCCCGAGGCGCCGGTCATGACAGTCAGGTCGCTGCGCTTCCACGTCTGGAGGAAGACGTTGAGCTTGGCGAGGTCGGTGTACTGGTCGAGCATGAACTCGACCGGGCCGCGGTCGTAGATCTCGACGTTCGAGAAGTCGCCCACGACGAACGCGACGTTGGTGGCGGCCGTGCCGGTCGGCATGAACTGCGAGATCACCACGGGGATGCCGTAGAGGCTGCCGTTGATGCCGTTCGTCAGGCCTTCGGTGACGTTGTCCGACACCTGCCAGAGGTAGCGGTTCGATCCGTCCTTGAGCTTGCGGATCTCCTTCGCGGCCGTGTCGCCCATGATCCAGCGCAGCGAACCGCCGCGGCGGTACTGCGGGCTCACGAGATGCGCGGTCTCGATCACGGCGTCGGCGGTGAGACCCGTCCATCCCTGGCCGGTCGAGCCGCCGGTGAAGGTGAACTTGTTGTCGGCAGTGTTGATCTGCGTGATCACGCCGCTCGGCTGCGCCGGGTTGCCCGTCGCGCTGGACGAACCGTCGCCAGTCATGAGGTACTGCTCCTCGGTCTGCGCGAGCGCCTGGGCGACCTTGTTGGCGAGGTAGCTGCCGCCGTTGATGTAGTCGTTGTACGCCTGGAACGTGACCTTCGAGCGGACGGCGTAGGTGAAGTCGCCGATGGTCTTGCGGCCGAAGGTGCCGGTGGACTCGGTGACGGTCGACGTCGGAGCCGCGTAGCCGTCGGTGGTCGTGGTCGACTCGTCGACCAGGTAGCCGGTGGGGATCGCGGTCTCGACGGTGATCTGCTGATCGGTCGCCACGTTGAACACGCGCGCAAGGCCGCGGAGGGGGGTCTCCCGCATCATCAGTTCCCAGATGCGCCGCTGCATATCGACGGGCATCGGGGAGTTGGAGCTGCCCGTGTTCAGCGCGCGGATCTCGGCCATGTCGCCCGTCCGGAGCGCCTTGGCGAACGCCGAGCGGTACTCGGCCGACGCGGAGAAATCCGCGGAGACCGCCTTCTCGGCGGCGCGAACGGCGAGAGGCGCGATCTCGTGCACCGGCTTGCGCATCTCGGAGTCGATGCGCGCGGCGCGCTGCGCCTGCTCGATCTCGCGGTCGAGCTCCGTGTACCGCGCGTCCATGCGGTCCCACTGCTCGCGCTCGAGGCCGCCGAAATCCTTGCGGTCGTTCAGCGCCTGCATGTCGGTCAGGAGCTTCTTGCGCTCCTCCATCTTCACCTTCAGATCCATGGTGCCAGTCCTTTCAGTTCGCGCAATCGAAGCGCGCGTGCCATCCTGTCGCGCTCGGAAACGCTCCGCAGCGACGAACTTGTCCGGTCTCCGTACGCCGCGTCGACCACCACGGACAGCTCGACGAGCCGTGCCTTCGTGACGGTGCGCAGCGTTCGCTTGTCGTTCCACTCGTCGGCCTCGGCGTAGAAGCCAAAGCTCATCTCGCCGGTCAGGTCGCCGCGAGCCATCAGCGCGCGAACGTCGTTGCCGAGCGTGGTCTCGGGAAGGTCCGCGTCGAACCGCAGGCCCTTCGCCGTGTCCTTGATCCTGAGGGTGCCGCTCTTCGTGCGCGCGAGCAGCGCGCCGGGCTCATGGTTCCAGAGCAGCTTGATGTCGGCGTCGGCGAGGTCGCCGAACGCTCCGGGCGCGATGCGCTCCTGGAACGTCCCGCGGACGCCGGGCTCGGTGATCTCGTTCGACCAGCGGTTGTAGGGCACGGCGATGCCGACGAGCTGCCGCCCCTCGCCCTGCTCGAGCTCCCCCATCGCGCGCCTAGAAATCATTCGGTGATCCCTCCGACTCGGACGTGTCCTCGCCGATGTTCGTGCTGCCGCCACCAGTGCCGACGTTGAGCGCGAGCGTGGGCTCATCGAGGCCATCGAGTGGCTCGAGGTCGAGCCGCGCGCGGGCTTCGTTGCGCGTCAGGAATCCAGCCTCGACGCCAGTGCGGAGCGCCGCCATCTGCTCGGCCACGCCTGGGCGGATGAGGGCGTCCGTGTCCCACACGACCGAATCGAACGGCGACATCAGCTTCGTGCGAAGCTCGGCGCCGAGCGCCGACATCCACGCCTGCAGGCAGCCGTCGACGTACATCCGCGACAGCCATTCCATCGAGCCATACGACGATCCGACATCCTCCGCAAGGTAGGACGCCGGCACACCGAACAGGCGCGACACGTCGCCGATGGAGTAGCGCCGCGCGGCCTCTAGGCCCGTGTCGTCCACGGTCGACGAGATGCGCTCGATCTTCACGCCGTCGCCTAGGACAACGGGTTTGCCCGCGTTCTCGGCGCCCCCATGGCGCTTCATGTAGTAGTTCTCCACCTTCTGCATCAGCGCCTCATCGATCTGGCGCTGGTGGATGATGGCGATCTTCGGGTTGCCGGCATTCTGGTACGCGGTCAGCGCCATCGCCTCCTGGCTCGCCAGGATCTGGATGGACGTCCGGCACAGGTTGATCGGCGATTCACCCCACAGGCCGCTCGTCGACGGCGCGCGAACATGGAGCACGTCCGACGCGGGGATGTCCGGGTAGCCGCGGATGGTGTACGTCGGCGTCCCGCGCGTCACGTCGAGCGACACGTTGTCGTTGTCGAGCAGGAACAGCTCCAGCAGCTCGCCGCCCTTCGTGCGGTTGATGAGCGCGAAGCCGTTTCCGTAGAGCAGCGCGTTCATCAGGAGCGCGCGGCGGAACTCGAAGGCGTTCCACCAGGTCGACGGGTTGCGCCACAGCGTGTCGGCGACGGGCGCCGACAACTCGCAGTCGAGCCGCGCGATGTCGCCCGAGATGAGCGTGACCGCGCGGTACACGGGCGTATAGCGCAGCGCCGACAACGGGCCCACCGTCGGAACCGACATCGCGCTGCCGGTCAGCAGCGTGGTCGAGTAGTTCCGACGGAACAGGTTGGCGATGAGGTCTGCAAGCGCCACGAACGGATCATCCGTGCTGCGCAAGAGCGCGCCCCTGTCCTAATCACCGAAGGTCAGATATCGGCGTTCCGCAGGAACTCCCAGCTCGACGCGGACTCGCCGCCCCAGGCGTGCACGGCCATGATGGCCGCGACCAACGGGTCGATGATGTGGGTCCGCTTCGACTTGTTCACCTTGATGTTGCCGTTCGTGTCGCGGATCGGAACCGCCACCGCGCAGGCGTTCCGAAGGATCGGGTCCTCGCCCACGACGAACTTTCGCCCTACCCAGAGCTGCTGGAACAACTGGCAGCCGGGGCCCATCGTCGCGATGCCCTGCGAGTAGGTCTCCAGCGGCAGGCCCTTGGCGACCGCCTGCTCGGCGAACATCTTGGCGCCCCACTTGTCGTAGGCCACGCTTGCTATCTGGAACTCGCCGGCGAGCGCCTCCAGCGTCGACATGATGCGCGTGTAGTCGATCTCGCGGCCGACCGTCAGCTCGACGAACCCTCGCGCCGCCCAGTTCCTGACGGGCAGGCGGTAGTCGAGCTCACGCTGCCGGACGTCCTCGGACGGCCACCAGTAGTGGCCGCGCAGCGCCACGCTCCCATCGTCCAACGGAACGGCCACGACCAGCGCCGACAGGTCGAGGCTCTTGCTTAGGTCAAGCCCGATCCACGCCCGCCGGCCGCGGAGCGCCGCCCAGTCGATCTGAGTCGGCGTCCAGGCGATGGCCATGTCCAACCAGTTGCCCGTCTCCTCGCCCGTCCTGGCGCAGATGTAGCGCGAGAACTCGGCGCGGCCAATGGCGCTGCCCTTCTTCGCGTTCCACATGGTCTTCAGGTCGCGGATGTTGGGCTGCCCGTGCTCCATGCCCGGGTTGGCCTTCGCCCAACAGGCGTCATCGCCGAGATCGTCCTCCTTGTCGATCCCGAACAGCAGCGGCATGGTCGAGTCATCCTCATCCTCGCCGCTGAGAAGGCGCTGTCCCGCCGCCACCTTCTCGCTGAACAGGCCCTCGGCGTCGGCTGCAGGCGTCGAGATGATGAGCCCGAGACTGTTCCGCCGCTTGCCGGCGGTGGTCTCCAGCTTCGCCAGGATGTCCCGATCCGCGAACTCGGCCACCTCATCGCCGATCCACATGGACGGCGTCAGGCCGTCCAGGCTTGTCGGCGAGGTCTTGAGCGCCGACAGGACGCAGTCCCGGTTCCGGTCCTCGATCCGGTTGTACAGCACCCTCACGCCGTCGGCCTCGCGCCCGCGGAGCATCTGCCGGGCCGTGTCGACGCATAGGAGCGCCTGCGCTTCCTTGTTGGCGATCACGTGCACGCGCCTGCCGGGGCCGCTCAGGAACTCCCAGAGCGCCAGCGCGGCGGCGTAGGTGGTCTTGCCGTTGCCTCGGGCCACCTGCAGGATGGCCGTCTTGACCCGTCTGGTGCCGTCCTGCCACTCCCACCCGAACAGCTGGGCGGTGGTCCAGACCTGCCAGGGGTGCAGGACGAACGGCTCCCCGGCGTAGTCGCCCACCAGTGGCAGGGTCTCGCAGAAGTCGGCGATCTCTTGCACCCTGTCCCAGTTCATCCGCAGGTCGGATCGCTCGAGATCGCGCTCGAACCGCTGTGCCGCAGCGAAGATCCATTTCGAGTTCGCCGCAGATCCCGACAATACGCGACGGTTGTACTCAAGAACGACCGTTTTCGTGTGTGTTTGTGCTTTGGAGTTTACAGGCGGCACCTTAGGGACCCCTTTTTCGGCAAAATTTACCCCCCCACCCTCATTTTTTGAGCATTTTTTGCACATGACGCAAAAACCGCGTTTGGGGCTCAAAAACGCGGTTTCTCAGTCAGATTGTGCTCTTTCACGTGGCAATCAGTGCAGATGGACATGAGGTTGTCCCAGACATAGGTGAGGTCAGGCCGTTGTGCCCGGGGAATCACGTGGTGCACCTGCTCGGCAACCTTGCCGCATCGTGCACACATGGGGTTGGCCCTGATGAACCTGTTCCGCAGGATGGTCCACCTGCATCCTGTCAGGCGCTTGCCCTCTGGCAAGGGCTGACGCACCTTGCCCATGGATGGAATGGTGTGCTTAAACACCCTCATCGGCTGCCCTCTCCATGATGTGCCTGCGATGGGCGATGGCGCAATGGGCAGCCACGCTGTCCGAGACCCACTGGTCGAGGGGTTGAATCACCATCCACTTGCCGCCGTTCACCCGGTGCAGGACGATCCACGGGCCACCCTGGGCGTCGTTGGTCGCCTGGGCGATGGTCTTGCGCCAGGCCAAGTTCTCGGTGCGCTTGACCTCGATGTGCACATCGAGCCCGGCGACCTGTACGTCGGCCGCGTCGCCCGCCTTGCCCATCCTCTGAGCTGTGCGGTGTGCAAGCATCCCATGGCGGTCGAACTCGGCGACCACCTCGCGCTCTCCGACGGCACCTTTCCTTCGTTGCATCCCGGACATAGTCCCTCCCTTTCCGCGAGGCTATCAGGCAGAACAATAATCCCGCAAACGTAGTGAGCGGGAATTATTTTCTGCCATCTCTTTATAGGGGCGCGGTAATTAATTCCCCCCCCTTCCGACCATGGCCTAAACCGACATCGGCTGCGGCATCTTAGCACCTTCGCAGGACCTGCTTCGGACGCCCTAGGCTAGTGTCTTTGGAGACAACAGCCTCGGCGAGATCCATGTCGAGCGCCCCCCTGAGGATCTCCCTGGCCTTGGTACGCGAGATCCCGTAGCCGACCGCTCGGTCGATCACCTCGCCCTTGGAGGCCTTGCCGTCGATGAACGTGGCGGCGAACTCCTCGGGCGTCCATTCGCGCTGGGCGCCCTTGGCGGCCTTCTTCGGCGTCCAGAGGTCATCCGGGTCGAGATCGGCCTCGACGGTCACGTCGGGCGGGGAAACGCGCAGGACGGTCGCCTTGGGCGGCGGAAAGCTGCGGCAGACGGCTCGCATGGTCACGCACCCCTCCTCGGCGTGGCGAAGGTAGACGATGTGGGTGTCGACGGCCCTCGAGATCGCGCCCGCGCCCGAGCCCACGTCCGTCGTGCCCTTCTGGGATTGGTCGCCCTTCGAGGCATGGTGCACGTTGATGATGGACGCCCCCGACGCCGCCGCGATACGGTCGAGGTGGTTGTAGATCTGCACCATGTCGCCGTTGGCGTTCTCGTCGGTCCCTTTCGGAATCAGGCGGTAGAAGGCGTCCAGGGCGATCACGGCGTAGGTACCCCTAGGCTCCGACCTCACGGCCGCCTCGATCTGTTCAAGGCCCGCAGATGCCCCCCTGAGCCACGCGCACCGCATGGAGCCATCCACGGCCTCCAGATCCGCCCCGACGCCTGTAGCGACCTTGTGGAGCCTCTGGAGGCCAGTCTCGGGATGCAGCTCGTTGTCGATGAGGAGGACGCGGCCCTTGGTGACCTTCCGGCCAAGCCATTCGGAGCCCGTGCAGATGGCGAGGAGGAGCCTGTAGAGCATCCACGTCTTGCCCACCTTCGGGGACGCGATCCAGTTGACCACCTCGCCGCGTCGAAAGAGCCCGTCCACCACGGGCGGCCGGAGCGTCGGGGGCCCCTTGGCGAGGTCGGGCGGCGTGAGGATGATCGGGTATTCATCCATTGGGGATCCACCTGTAGAACGCCGACATCTCGAGCTCCCGCCACATGAACGATCCGCGCGTGATGGGCGTGTGCCTGGGCGTCCTCGGGTCGTAGCCCGGCGGCAGGCTCTGCCACAGCTGGAGGATGAGGTACTGGACCTGGACGCTCTGCTCGGGGTCGAGGTGATCGGCGTGCTCAATGAACGCCTCAGAGATGTTGGCCGCGCCTCGGCCGGCGCGCATCACGTCGTAGAACACCTGGCCGGCCACGCGGCGCAGGTCCCGGTCGATGTCCGTTCGGGTCGCCAGGTGCTCCCGCAGGTGGTCGCGGGCCTGCTGGTCGGTAAACTGCCCCAGTTCGTGCCGCCTCCGGGCGTCGATTTCGGCGCGGATGTCCGCGCATTCGGCGCCCACCTTGCCCGCCTCGAGTCCCGCCTCCTCGGCCGCTATGGCCGCGGCGACTCCCGGTGCGACACCCTCCCGAATCAGATCGGCCATTCGCTGCGCTGCGCGTCTAAGCATGGTTGTGCCTCCGTAAAAAGGGAAAGGGCCCGCACAGCTTCCGACGGCTGCACGGGCCCCTGCGCGAATGGACGGTTGAGGTCAGAACGGAATCTCGTCGACCGTGATGCCCGTCGACCGCCGCTCGGGTGCAGCGGCGGCCGAAAGGCGCACGATGTCGACGATCCGGTGCGTGTCGTTCCAGGGGACCAGTGTGACGCGGACCCGCTCGCCCTTGCCGAGCGGATCGACCTTGGCGAGCACCTTCTCCTCGAAGCACTTCCAGTAGACCGCCTCGCCGTCGGCACTACGCGGGCTCAGGCTGCCCATGGGCCTGCCGGACTTCGTCGGCCCCACCTTCCAGTAGCCGACCTCGCACTCTACGGTGCGGGCTGCGAACTGGGACGGCGGCTCGGCATCCTGGACGGGCGCGGCCACGTGCTTCCCGCCCTTCTCGATCTCGTCGGCGAGTGCTCGAAGCCTCTTTACGATCTCAGTGCTATTCATCCGGCATCTCCTCGCGTGTGACTGTGGCGACGTTGTCGCCGAGCATGGTGAATGCGTGACCGAAGAACAGCCTGAGCGCCCTGCCGGCCGCGCGGGTCGACGCCATCGCGCGGCGGGCGTACTGGGGACGCTGGGCCCACATCTTCTCGTCGTCGCAGCAGATGGCCGAGCCACCTCCAACGACCATCCCGTCGGCGGCGCGGACGATCTCGACCGTAGCCTCCCACGCGCCCACGCCGTCGATGTCGATGCGCCTGGCGCCGATCTCGCGAACGTGATGCCCGAACATCGCGGCGATGAGGGTAGCCCCCGCGACATGAACGTACACCCTGTCGCCGATCCGCGATGAATGTTCCTTGATGATGCGGGGACCGATCACCGAGAGGGTGTCGCGCAGGAGCATCATCGGCGCCAGCTGCGCGTCGACCTGCTCAACGGGTGCCTTCCGGCGTACAGCAAGCTGGGTGGTCACAGGGCCTCCGGGACAAAGGTTTCGCTCGGCCCGGCGGTATGTGCACCGGGCCGAGCGTCGCCGCAACGCGCGGCAAGTTCCTTGCGCAGCCGTTCGATCTCGCGCTGTGCGTCCATCGCCTCGGCGCAGAACTGGGTGGACCGCTGATTTCGGGCGCAGCCGATGTTTCGTCGAAGCCGTTCGATCTCGTCGGCGGCGTAGTTGAGTCCATCAACGACATCCTGCACTTCTGGCTCGGCCGCGCCGTTTGCCCAACGTCTGAGCCGCGCCACGATGTCATCGCTCACTTGCCGTCCTCCTTGAAGCAGTCCCATCCGCGCTTACGAGCCTCAAGCAATGCCCCGCCAGCGGTTTGGCCTTCCATGTCACAAACCTCGCGCCTCGCCTCGTCGCGCTCTGCCCGCAGCCGTTCGATCTCGTCGGCGTACTTGTAAATCTCGGCTTGCCGTCGATCATGCTCCATGAGGATTCGGTCGAGGCTGTGGTAGTAGGACATCCACCTTGTGCCGCTGAACTTGACGAAACCATCGTGACGCGCATGGTCGTGAGCGATGTCTCGGAGTTCTGCCGCGAGACCATGCACGACCTGTAGATCGGTTTCGATTGATGGGATCAATGGAGATCCGCGCAGCCGCGCCGCGATGTCAGCGCTCATTCCGCCTCCGTTCCGCCTCAACGGCATCGTGCAGCACCTTGATGACCTGGACCGCCTCAAGCATCGTCCGAGCCGTCACGCGGTCGCCCGCGGCGGTCGCCTCGACTCGGTCGATAAGCCTGTTCCGGACGTCCTCAGCCATCCGGCTGAGGTCCGCGGCGGGCTCGCGGACGCCGTTCTCGGCGTTCCACTCCCGGTGATGGCGACTCATCCCCGGCTGCGGGTCGCCTTCCCGCTCCAGATCGTCCGTGTACGTGTGGCTCCTCAACGGATCCCCCGATCATCGAAGAGGGGCCAGAAAGTTGCCACGGCCGCGGCGGCGATGGCACAGATGCCGAGAAAGATTCCCATGTTCGCGTTTCCTTCCGGGGCCTCGCGGTCTGAGCGAGGTCCATCATCACCGAGTAGCCCGCAATCGCCTCCATGACGATCCGTCGGACGGGCTTCCCGAGTCCCTTGCTGAGCGCCGCGAGTGTCTGGTACGTGTTCTCGTCGACAGATACTGCGCGGCGTTTCATGGCGCGGGACGGTATAAGCATCGGCCAGATGCGTCAAGGGGCTTTAGGAAAACTTTGGTTGAGCGCCTGACGCCGCTGCTCACACCCGCAATCGGGCGCCACAGCCTTGACAACGGCCGCCACCCCAGTCACCTGGGCGACCGTGTGGACGATGTCGCCTAGCCCGCGCGCGGGGCCGTCGTAGTGCTCGCAGACGCTGCAGACGCCCGGCGACGGCCGCAGCTTGTGGGCGACAGACATCGGCTCGGTGCACCATCCATCGGTCAGCTTGGAACAGGTCATAGGATCTCCAGCGTCCCCGCGTTTGCGTAGATGTTGGCGTAGGCCCTGCTGTTGCCGAAATTGCACTCTGCGCGCACCACGAGATCGCCGGGGAAATAGCTCTGCTCTGCAACCTGTCCCGTCGTGCTGGTGGCGCGCCATACGAACCTGTCGAAATCGAGCGTGCCGGGTGCGGCGCAGGACACGAAATCCTTCCTAAACAGCGCCAATAGATCCCAGTTTCTGCCGAAGAACGGGCTTGCCGTGCAGTTGACCGTCGGCGTGGTCCAAAGGCTGACTTGCGCCTGCCATTCGCAACGGTTGATGTCGTTGTTCAGCCCTGTGAACTGGTCGGGCTTTAGCAATCTGTAGCTCGACTGCGTCTGGTCGTTCTGCGGTCCAGTGCAGGAACTGCTGCAGAATGCCGCCGGCGTGTACTGCGGCAACGTCCTTGTATACACAGCCGCCACGTCGCGGCACGTGCCTACGCCCACGGGCGACAGCACCCGCGTAGCGCCGTCCGAGTGCGTCGTGCTCGGTGCCCGATGGACGTTGCTGCTGCCGCAAGCAGGGCATAGGTCTGCGTCCACCAGGTTGTACGCCCCCGTCCACCGCGCACTGTATACGTTCGCGTTGCAGGGACATTCGCCGCACGCTGGCGGCCCGCCTGGCCCGCAGCAGCACGCCTGGTGGTGGCTCACTCCTCGGCCTCCACGAACGACGGCGGGACCAGGTACCACCCCTCGGGCAGCTCGACGCGGTTGTCGCCGAGCCGCCACTGTGCGCCCTCGAGGGAGTAGACGCGCGCTCGAGCGCATGGCCCGATGCGGACCGGGCTACCCTCGGAAACGAGCACCGTGCGCGTGCAGCCAACCGCGCAAGCGACGGCCAGCAACGCGGAGATGACGGCCCTTGCCGCCGTCGATGGCCGTCCCTTGCCGCTCCGCGAACCACGCGAGCAGTCCGCGCACGATGCCCGTGAGGAGATCACGCACGCGACTCCGCGTCCTTTGCGAGGATCAGGCCGACGCCCGCGATAATGGCCGACACGGCTGCAGTCCAGTCGACTGCGTCTGGCCATCCGTTGAGAATGCCGGCGGCCGCCGTCAAAATTGCCGCGATGCCTGCCAAGGTGGTCTTACGGTTGCCTTTCATGGATCTTCCTTTCTAGGTCGGCCAAACGCTTGTCGTAGTGGTTCATGGTCGCGCGCAGCTCGGCGAGCATCACCTCGACGCGCGTCAACTTCCCAACGACAACCATGGTCGTGGTGACCACGGACGCGATGATGCCGAGGGCGCCTGCGAGCGTCGAGACGTCCATTTCATGCATACCAAACGTGAACGGTCGTAGCCGATCCCGCGCTGCGGACATAGACGTTGGTGGGGTCCATCTGGCCAAGACAAATTGGCCCCCACGCGCTCAGAAACGTCAGTTCCTTTGCACCAGCGCCGGTGTCGCTGCCGGGGTAGCGCAGGACCACGTTTGCGGCTGCCGCGATCCACAGATTTCCGTTCTCTTCAAACCCGCCAGTGGCGAGAGCTGCAAATGAACCAGTGCTGATCGGGGCCGTTACGTTGCCAATGATCGTTGATCTGGACATTGAATCTCCTGTCGATGTTGGTTCTTTTGCCATCAGGGAACGACGTAGAAAGTACCTTCCGAATAGCGCGTCGTAACGCTCGCGGAAGTGCCCTGCAGGGCGTAGACGCCGTACTGCGGCGCGGACATGAGCGACGTTACCGAGTCATCGAACGAACAGACGATGTCGGTATGGCCGCCGTGGACGGTAGTCGTGATCGTGCCTTCAAGCGAAGACAGGTTGAACACCTCGGTGGTGGAGCTGTGCGACGGCTTCCCGACAAGCGAGAAGCTGTGGCCGCTCACGTTCGCGCCGACGTGCACGGTGAGGGTGTAGTTCGCGCCCCTCTGCAGGACGAAGTCGCGTTGTGGGCTGTCAGTGTCTTGTGCCATGGTCGATCATCCGAAACAGAGGGTGCGAACTCGGACAAACCCCGCGCCGCCAGCGCCGCCGGCGCCGCCGGCGGTCGTGCCCTTGCCACCACCGCCGCCGCCGCCGCCACGGACGGCCGCGCCGCCTGCGCCACCCGCGCCTGAGGTGCCTTCGCCACCGCCGCCGCCGCCGTTGCCGAATCCCGTGATTGTGTCGAATCCGCCCGCGGTGCCCGCCACGCCCGTGGTGCCGCTTGCGCCACCAGCGCCGCCGCCACCGGCGTAGATCGTGCCGCCGCCGCCATCGGTTCTGCCGCTGCTTGCTTTTCCACCAGCACCGCCAGCACCGGAAAATCCGCCGCTTCCACCGCCAGCGGGGCCGAACCAGAATCCGACCCTTCCATCGGCTCCAGGGCTGCCGTACGCGCCATTTCCAAACGTGTACTCAGCTACCCCGGCTGAGTTTGCAATGATTCCTATCTCCACAGTCGAGCCGCCCGCCTGGTCATCGCCACCACCGAAAGGCCCTGGCGCGTAGAGATAGGTTCCGAATGAACTC